GCACTGCCCGATATTGCAATGACCGCAGCGGGTGGTGTCCAACGCCAACCATTTTCGGAACAAGGGTTTCTACCAGTAGTTGATCCGTTAAGCGCGCAAGCCCAGCGAGATGTAATAGAAACCCGTCCGTTGCAAGCGCAAGGTGGCATTCAGGATGCGCTCCGAGGTGCTGCAAAGCAGGCAGGTGAGTTCGTCAAAACGCCACTCGGGTATGGTGCCATCGGAGGGATTCCTGCGCTCTTGCAGGCCCGTCGAGCGTCGCAACAGGCACGCGGGATGCGCGAGGAACTTGGCCGGCTGGGGCAAGAAGCACGAACGCAAGGGCAGCAACTTGTGGCACAGGCGCGTGGCGGGCAAGTTACGGCAGCGCAGCAACAGGCACTCAACGCGCAGCGAGCCGCAGCCATGCAGAATTTGTCTCGACGCGGCATTGCCGGAGGAACCGCAGCGCAACAGGTGGAACGCAGTTTGCAGGAGCAGAAAGGCCGATTCCTTGAGGACACGCTCAACCAAGGTATGCGACTCCTCCAGGTTGCCGATCAGTACACCGAGCGGGCGATCCGTGCGCAGTACGCCGCAGACGCTCAGGCGCAACAACTGCTTGGCAACTTCTTCCAGAACTACATGCGCGTCCTGGCAGGACAACCCGGCACGACGACGACAACACCGACTAGCACGCCAACCACACCGCTTAGAGGATGATGATGGCAACAACAACTGCCGCAAGCACTGGCGAAGGTGCAGTTTTGGCTTCTTCAACAACAGCGCCTTCTGGGGATGCTTTGCGTGATCTGACTTCGCTGGTGCCAAGCGAGGTTCTTAGGGAGAGGATACGCAGAGGCGAGAGAGCAGAGGCGCAGCTTCCAGTGCAGCGTGAGCGTGAGCGGTATCTCACAGAACAAAAAATCCAGGCACAACAGGCCAACACCGAGCGACTTGCAAGGGAAGCTGTCAAACTTGAAGAGCAATATGGAATAGGGTCCAAGGAAGCACGGGAAACGCGACGCGCGCAAACGGTGGCAGAACCCGAGTTCAAGCCGTCCAAGATGGAGTTGGATGACTACCGGAATCTGGCAGGTATGCTGGTTGGGATTGGAATGCTTGCAGGAACATCGGGAAAGTCAGGCGCGATGTATGCTCTCAACAGTCTTAACGGCATGATGAAAGGGTTTGCAGAAGGAAGGCGGGATCTCTTCAAGAACGAACAGGTTAAGTTCGAAAAGCAACTCAAAAGCATCGATGCCACCAATAGGAGGGTGCAGCGGGATTTTGAAGATGCGATGTCGTTGCTGCAAACCGACCGTCAGTTAGGACTGGCAAAGATGGAGCGACTCAAGGCCGAGCTGGGCAACAGCGTGGCAGGCATTGATTTGCAACTTAACAATACAGCCAAGGTGTATGCCGATTTGAAAGACCAAGTGCGCCAGTCAGGGGAGTCGTTGAAAATTGCCTTAGATTTGCGCAAAGCGGAAGAAGATAGGGCAGCAAGGGCAGCGGAGGCTGAGGCGGGCAGGAAATCACGGGAAGATATAGCGCAACAAAATCGGGCATCAGCGGAGGAGCGTGCGAAAGCAGAACGACAACTGAGGAGAGATCTCGCAGAAATTAGAGCGAAAGGCGGCGATGCTAAAACAAATCAACAGATGTTCATAGCACAGAGAATGGTGACGGCGCTGCGGGGTGCGGCATCGTCGATGGAATCAGTAATGAAATTGCCTTCAGGCGCGACCGCAGGGATATTGCCAAATTTGACAACAAAAGACGGAATGTTCAATTATGTGCGTAATTACGGAGCAAGAAGTTTAACGCCAAGCGATCAAAAAGCTATTGAAACCTTGTTTACTGGACTTACACGTTATTTGGCAACCATTGAGGCAAATGGCAGCGCAGTCGGTCTTGTGGGACTGTCAAAACAAATGGAAAAACTCTATCCGGTTGCTGGCGACAAGGTGCAAGACATTGCACTCAAACTTGCTGATATCCGTCGAGTTTCTACAGAAGCGATAGAAGCCGTCATTGCGTCTGGCTTGTTCCCCAAACAAATGACAAATGCGGCAGCGGAACAGGTAAAGCGTATGGAAGCAGCGATTCCTTACACAACCAATGAAGTTGTGGAAGCTATTACGCGAGGCCGTCAAACGATGCGTGAAGGAACTACAGCCAAAGTTGCTGGAGGCAAAGTATTTGCCAACGAGGCAGAGGCAACTAAAGCATTCAACGAAGGAACATTAAAGAAAGGCGACCGTGTCACGATTGGTGGTAAACCGGGAACGTGGGAGTAAATCATGCCATTCAAGCCAGATCCAGAAGCGCCGAAGGGAAGGTTTATACCCGACGTGGAAATGTATGAATCACCGAGCGTTGGGGAAAGAGTGGGTGCGACGCTATACGGTATGGCTACAGGACTTGCAGGAGGTCTTGGTGAGCTGGAAACGTTTGGTGCTTCCAAAGTGCCGGAAATGCTCGGGTTTAGAGAGCCGGATCAGCCAAAAGAAAAGTTTTTGGGAAGAGAAACAATCTTTCCAACCATTAAAGAGGTGGAAAAAGGGCTGGCAAAAGTTGGTATACCAAAGCCTAGAGAAGAGGTTAGCGGGGCAAGAGCTTTAGGGGAACTGCTTGGCCCAGGCTTAACCGCAGTGCCAAGGCTTGCTCGCTCCGTCGTTGGAACTCCTACTCGCACCAGCGAAGCAGCAGCTCTGCGGGCAGAGCAATTAGGGTTTCGAGTGTCGCCTGCTCAAGTGCGCGGTGATCAGCCTGTGCCAATGAGAGGCGCAACTGGATACGCTGAAGAAAACCAAACACTAGCAAATAGACTTGCAAGCCGAGGCACTGGTCTACAGCGCGACGAAATTAATCGGAACTTCCTTAGAGGGCGTTTCGTCAGCCTCGGAAGACGGTTTGACAATCTTTATCAAGGGAGAATCTTCAATATTGATCCACAAGCCGTTGATGCTATTCGCGCTATTGCCAATATACAAAACCAATTGCCAGGGGTCGCAACAACGCTAGCAGTGCAGCAGACGGCAAACAACATTATCAATAACTTTCAGCGGTTAGCAAGGAGGCCGGGAGCGCAGCCTAATACGTTTGGCATAGAAGGTGAGCAATTACAAAGGCTTAGAAATGCTTTGTCGGAGTCTGCTCGGTCTACAAGCAGCCGAGGTGATGCCCACGAAATCTACAATCTAGTAGACTTGATCGATGATTCCATTCAACGAAATCATGCAAATATCGCTGAAAGTCTCCAAGCTCTTAGGCCGCAATACCGTAACACTATCATTCTTGAAGATTTGATGCGAAGGAATGGTATTCAACAAGGCAACATCAGTCTTGAGCAACTTGGCAACATGCTTGGCAGTCAACGTGATGCGGTTCGTCGAGGCGGCATGGATATTGATGAGCTTGGAAGGTTAGGTCGGGATCTGAGGTTGAGAGCAAGATGGGAAAGTGCAGGAGGTGGTGCGATACCAATGGCAGGCACGAATGCGATGTTAGGGAGAATGACTGGCGTTGCAGGAGACTTAGCAACGGCTGCGTTGTTAGGAATTCCTAGGGGTCGCATGGCAAGGACAGCGCAGCGTCAGCTTGCGAGATTACCGAATGTGGGTCAATCGTATAGCAGACCGGCTGCGATGGTTGGTGGTGCAGTTGCCGGACAATTTCGTGAGCAAGAGGAGTAAATCATGCCCTTGAAGAAAGGTTTTACCCGTACCAGTATTGGTGAGAACATCCGTACAGAACTCAAGCGTGGCAGGCCACAGAAGCAGGCGGTGGCGATTGCGCTGAATGTGGCACGCAAGGCAAAGAGGGAGAGGCGGTGAGGCGCAAGAAGATCACCGGCATCAACCCTGACCTGGAGAAGGCGATTTCGGATTTGTTGAGGCAGGTGATGCAAGATCCCGAGGCAAGTTTGACTGACAAGTCCCGGGTGATCGACCGGGCGCTCAAGCTCGAAGCCATCCGATTGAAGGCGAGTGATGATCAGTGGGGAAGCGGGTTCCTTGACGATGAAGAGAGCGAGTAGAATGGTGACTCCGATCTTTCCAATCAGGGGCTATCATGACTTCTTCTCCGATCTCCATACTCCGCGTCGCACTGTCGGTGCTGACCGACCGCGTGCTCACGGTAAGCGCGTTGCTGATGACTTTCGGTCTGTACTGCTGGGCTGCCTGGGGTCCAGAGGTGGAGAGGATCTCGGTCGCCATTGGGTTCAGTGTGTTGGTTTTCCTACCATGTCTTTTGAAGGAGCGCAAGCATGATCGCAATCAGGGTAAGCAAGTCGATGATACGGACGCTCAGTGATGCTCCGCGTCCGCAGCTCCCCGTCTTCCCGCTCATGAAGCAGAAGTTCACGGCTCCGGGTGTGCCGTGCTATGGCACCATGACCGCAGCGGAACAGTGGGGCAAGAAACGTGGCTAACACGACAGCATTCCAAGCGATGGGCCAGACCTATCGTCTGAACCTTGGGACAACGTCTGCCGAGGTGGCCGTGAATGCGTATACGCCGTGCAATCAAGTCCGAATTCACAACGGCGGCGCAGAAGCGGCGATACGGTTCAGTGCGACGACAGGAGCAGCGGCAGCGTTTCCTGTGTCCGGTACGCCATCGGACTCTATGGTCCTGCACACTAACCAGACGCAGGTGTTCTCGGTGCCGCAGGCGTCCATCGCAGCGCAATCAACGCTCTATGTCTCGGGCATTGTGGCGTCGGGAACGTCTCTGGTCTACATCACACCGGGTGAGGGTTTGTGAGGAAGTCTTTCCCGAGTCTGTCAGTCGGTCGCGGGGAGAAGTTGCCTGTCTCTCGCGGTGCAGGGTTGACGGCCAAGGGGAGGGCGAAAGCGAAGGCAGCGGGTCACAATTTGAAAGCCCCGACCAAAGATCCCAACAACCCGAGGCACAAGTCGTTCTGTGCTCGGAGTCGGGGATGGACGGGTGAACGCGGCAAAGCAGCGCGAAGGAGATGGGGATGCCGGTGAAGAAAGGGCTGTACTACAACATCAACCGACGACGCAAGATGGGTCTGCCAGCCAAGCGTCCGGGTCAGGTCGGGTATCCGACGCGTGAGGCGTTCATCCAGTCGGAGCGCACCGCCAAAAGAAAACCCCGCCGTTAAGCGGGGCCAAGGCGGGATTGCCCCACCGAGGAGACACTGACGAAACTACATCTCATTTTGCATGAGGTGTAGGGCGTCTGTCAAGCGCAAGATCACGATGCTTTCCTTGCGGTCCGCTCGGGCCACAACCACAGGGATACGGTCGGTTCCTGCGGTCGCAGCCTGGGCCTGCTCCAGCCATTCGTAGACGGCAATCTTGCGCCGGCGCTTGCACTCGATCAGAAACGGCGGAACCTCGATGTCGGCTCCACCGTCTCTTGCCTGCGACAGGATCCTTTTGACCTTGGTGCCAAGATAGTCGGACAACGTCGCGCAGATCTCGCGCTCGTAATCCGCCCCGCGTGACTTGCCAAGTTTGCTCATTGCACCCGGAATTCTTCGATGGTGCGGCCAGCAGCGAGGTGATCCACCAACCAAAGCGGCTTCTTCCCGCGTCCTGACCAAGTGTAAGCTGTCTCAGGATCTTTGTACTTCGCGGGCAGTTTGTATCCTGATCGCAACACAGGATGCAAGGTCATATCGACGTTCAGATCCTCGATGGTGATGCCGAGGTTATGCATCAACTTGAGGACGCGCTGCGCCTTGAGCGCTTTCTGCTTTGACGCTCGATTGATCGCCAGTTGTTCCTTGCGCTGCTGCATCGCGGAAACCCGCTGATGGTAGGTATCCCGAAGGAGTTCCAGTTCACTAATACGTTTGTTGATCATTTCAAGATTCATTTTTAATCCCTGTTGAAGTTAAAAATTGCTTTACTTTCTTCCTTACTTCTGCGCTTACACCCCATCCCAAGTCTTCTGGGTCAAGCAAACGAAGGAGGAACTTGTCCCGTAGTTGGAGTTGCTGGAACAGTTTGTCGTGGAATTTGTCCATCGCGTCCATGAGTTCAGGCCATGTTTCTTCACTGCTTTTCAATTTTTGCCTCCTTTTGCAGGGCGATGCGTCGGGTGCTTTTGACCATTGCCTCAGCCATTCGGAAGGCCTCATCGGCAACCGTAGCGTGAGGCATGGCCGTCAAAGATCCTCTTGCGATAAGAGCCTGCATCGCAGCAAGTGCGCAGTGGTCTAAGTATTGAAGATCAGAACGGGATATCATCGTCGCCTCCTCGGGTGATTTCGCGGTAATCGGGCTTGCGCTCGGTGCGCGGTGCAGGAAGGTATTCGGTCTCCTTTCGCAGCGTGATGACTTTTCCCGACTTGCTGGTCCACCCCACAATGCGCAGAATATCCCCCTCCTTGTAGTTTGCATCCTCCTCGAACCTGTAGATGCCGAAGTAGTCCGGGCTTCGCGGATTCATGCCCTTGTCGTGAAGCAAGCATCCAGCTCCTGGATTGACATTGTCAAAAAACTGGTGCTTCCATCGGTTTGGTTTCTCACTCATGCGCTCACCTCTTCAGTTTGGACTTCGATAACATCGTCTTGTGCGGCAGTAGCCCACGCTGCTTCGGCTTTGAAGGCAGCGATCCTGCCAAGGAAATCGGCCTTGTCGTATGAACGGAGACGGTTGAAGGCTTCTCGATTCGAGAGAAAGAAGGCAGCCAGTTTGGCGTTTTTCTCCTCATGTCCGAGTTTGGTGGAGCTTGCAATCCTGCCGACGATCTCGAACACTCCGCCGATCCACTCCTGCGGATGGTCAAAACTCGAATGAACGCGTGAGGGAGACGCGTTGTCGGAAGGGAGATTTACCTTGAACGGGCGATCCATGACAGCGCTGACCGTCGGCACAGTAGGTACATGGATCGAACCCACCACAGCCCCTGGTATTGTTTCCACCTCAGTCTCATCGAGCATCCCCAGTCCGCAGTGCGCCAGAACAGTCCTTCGTATCGCCTTCGTTGTAGCCTTCATGATGGAGTTAGCGAGTTTCTCGCCTTGCTGATGGGCTAAATCGACTGCCCCTTGATTCTCTGTCGAGCGTCCATCCGGTCCTGTCACGCGAGCGGTAACCACGTAGATCGCTTCGATCCGCTCCCTGTTGATGATAGCGACGCTTAACCCGTGAGTCTTGCTGAGTTGCTGAGTGGCGCTGGCGTTTGCATACAAGATCCTCTTTCCGTTAAGGATCAGGATGTCAAACGGTTTTGCAGACGGGTCAATGCCTACTTGCGCGCATCGGTAGTTATAGTACGCGACCGATTGTTTTTCGTCGAGACCGGAGAGATCTCCGCGCAAGACAAGGCTTGCGATGATCTCTGGGTCCAGTGTTCGCGTAGTGGTAATATCCATGTAAGCCCCTTTTGTGAATAGATTTGCCAAGTTCTCGGCCAACAGAAAGCAAGACGAGTGCGAAGAACAGGCCGAGGATAAACTCAATCATTTGAGAAGAAACCTCCGCGATCCAAGTGTTTCGCGGACAAAACTTTCGTACATAGTCGGATGGGTTTGCTGAAACAATTCCCTGTTAAAACTCCTGCCGGATTTGGCAGTGTGCCAAGTTGCAAGTACAGTCCCGTCGAAAGCCACCAAACTTCCATTTGCTTGCATGGCGGTCTGGATGGCAGAGGTGTACTCCTTTTCTTGCTTTTCCAGTTTGTTTATGTTGTCCTTGATAGCCTTCAGAGCTGCGCACATTTGCTCCAATCGAGCGTCAGCCACCACATGTCCAAGCGAAGATTGCGGCCAAAGAATGCGGGCTGTTTCGGGAGACGTAGCGGGAGGCGGGGTCTTTGCAGTGATCGAAGCCCAGAGTGCTGCCTCGGTCTTGATGAGTTCATCCTTCTCAGCCTCAACGATTTCGGAGTCAATGATATGCAACTCTTGGCCTCCAAACAGCACAGCCAGGATGACTCGGGAGACTCCGTGGACTGCGGCCTCGTGAACGCACTGTGCGCGGTCCTCGGCTGGCATCATGCGGATATCAAACTTGTTGCGTTTGCTGGCATGATAGTTCTTGACTTCCACAAGCGTCTTCCCGTCGTAGCTGATAAAGTCGAAGTGGCTCTTCATCCAATTATGCTTCGGGTGGGTAAGCTGGTAATCGGCTTCCTTGAGTTCCATTTTTAGGCGGTGACTGACCTCACGCCCGATGATGTCTTGCAATTTTAGACCCCATTGAGCGGCCTCATTATCGCTGAGATCTGGGCGCTCCATCATCCCAGTTTTCTCCGCGTAGACTTCATCGGACTTGCCGAGGGCGATCTTTCGCGCATCGGTAGCCCAAATAGCGCGTCTTCGCAAGGCAGGGGCAAAGGGGTCGGTAGTCTCATCAGTCAAGGTTTGTACACTCATCGTCATAAAATCTCCCGTTTTCAATAATGAAATAGTTCGTTGATGCTTCAAGTATCCACCACGTTAGTCCAGGATCGAGGCCAGAGCATTTCGAAATGTGCCCTTGCTTCGAGATCAACGAGTGCGGCTTCCGCGATGGTTCGGCGCTCCCGAAGGTTTCCTGGCCCGACATACATTGCGCGGTCGGTGTATGAGGGCAGGTACATGATCCCTTTCAACGCATAGACTTTCGTGCGCACGGTCGGCGCTAGCGTCTCTTTAGCAATCATTGTGTTCATTTGAGTTTGTCAATCGCCATGCTGTGGTGCAATCGCACGGTCTCTCCCGTTGCAAGGTTGCGGCAAATGTACTGCGTTCCCATACCGGAAATCCATTTCAACCCAAGCAATTCGTAATGTTGTTTGGTGCGTCGCAAGACAAAAGTATCGCCGACTTGCAGACTAAATACTCTCGTTGGTTTTGGTTTTTCGCTAGCGTTTTTTAGATGTTGGTCAATCTGCCAACCAAGTTGTTTGAGCAAGGCTTCAATGCTGTCGCATTGACCAGTTACGTATCCTCGATCCTTCATGAACTGAGAGACCTTCTCGCGCTCAGCAGCAACAATGCCTCGTTCATACTCTGTCCAGTGTTCCGGCGTCCACGTTTTATTGCGCTCCCGGTCCAGTGCTGCGCGCAAGGCGATTGCCGCCCGTAATTGGATGTCAGGATTGTCTGAGTCCAGCGCCTCCAACGCCTGTTGCATCATCTCACGGTAGGTCATTTGTTCCCTCGTTTGTCAACACGTCGCTGGATCATCTTGGCAAACTTCGTCAAGGCGCGTTCGGTCTCATCGGCGTGCTTCGCGGATGCAATAAACAACGCCAGGGCCAAATCCAGTGCATCGTTCTGACTCATGTCGATTTCCATGCCGGCACGCTGCCATTTTCCGTCCCGGAAGGTTGTACCTATGAGTTGCACCAACACCCCGTCAAATTGGCTGTGGCAGTCAGGCGGGGTAATGCCGACGATCTCCACGCCACCGTAAACACGCGCTTTGATGGTCATTGTTCAATTCCTTTGAGCCTTTCTTGGCGCACGCAACACCAACCGCTCGACGCGACACTGTCCATGCAGATACGCCTCTTCACCCGATTCGGCATTGATGCAAAGGAAGAGTGTGCCAATCGGTTGCAAGAACTCCGAATGCACAAGCTTCCACTCTTCTTTACTGCGCAATAGGATGAAGCGATCTCCGATGTTCAGCTCGCAGAGCTTCATCACGCATCGTCCTGGGCGTCAAAGGGGGTCTTGATGCGTGACCGTGCCTTGGCGGCCTCGAACGAGGCATCGAGGTGCTTGTCGAGCGCTGTCATCACGGTTTGCAGGCGGGGCCAATCGATCTGGAGGGTCGCCATGTCTTTTGCGACAAGAGATTCAGTGAGGTTAGCAGCCAAACCCGAAACGCGGGTCATCAAGCGAAGCAAAACGTCACGGGTGCTGTCAGAGAAGTTGTCCATCTTTATCTCCTGTTAAAATATATTAATCGTCACACACAATATCAAACCAATACCCATCATTTCGCACGAACTGGTTTAACCGTTTCCCACCTGCGTGAGTGAGCGAAATTTTTTGAGGAAGACATCTTTGCGGACAGCCGGTTTGCGGAATCGGTGTCTAATCCAGACTTGCGAACGCGGAAGTCCTCTGTGCTGTTCCGGTGATCAGAGGGCCGATGCAAAGTTTCAAGGTTGCGCATGAACGCCAAGAGATCTTCGTCGCACAAGTTTGACCCAAAAAGTTTCTCGTTGAGATCGGGAAGGTACGCTGCCACGAAACGCGGAATGCGAGTTTTAAATTGATTGCTAAAGTGAGGCACCCTTCTTAGTTTTGAGAACTCTTCTCTCGTCAATTTATGCGTGTCGCGGAATTTCCCAACCACGCTCTCGGTTCTAAGAAATTTGGGAGACCTCCACGCAGACAACAAGCATCTATCCCAGTCTTCTTGGAGCACTTCGCTCCGAGCTTCGTCGAACAACTCAGTCAACAGACTCATTGCATTCTTCCTGAGGAGGGGTATGGGTCTCAGAATGCTCCAACATTACAAGACGTTGCGCTTCGCAGGCCAGCAACGCGATGGTCTTCGGTGACATGACCTGCATGTTGCGCAGCAGTTTGGCAAACTCTAAAGGATGAAGACAAATGATCTTGACAAGATCGGTTGAGATGCGACCAGCACGTGCCAGCAGATCATCCGCATCGACATCCAAGATTTGCGCTAGATCTTTAATGCGTTGTTCAGTCGGCAGTGGGCATCCTGCCTGTTCGATTTGAGATAAGTAACTTGCGCTCATTTTCGGCATTGCTCTTGCCATGCCACGCAGACTGAGTTTTCGCGCGAGGCGCATGCGTCGCACAAAAGCCCCAAATTTAATAGCATCCACGTTCTCTGTGGTCATGGAGTTAGCTCCTTTAAATGGCGCACGTTCTGCTTTGAGATGCGAATCACGCGGCTGAGACCATGCAAATGCATTTCTGTCCCGACTTGTTCCTTCCAATCGCTTTTCACGCAAACGCAGTGATAAAGTGTACCAAGAGGTTGTATAAACTGCGAAAAGTTAAGCTTGAAAATGTCCCCGGTCCGAAACAAGATGAAGACTTCACCGTCTTCCAAATCTTTGAGTCTCATCTCTGCAATTCGCTCTGGTTTTGATGAAGTTCGATGATACCACGGTCCATAATCCGTACAGGGTGCCGATAATCGGATGCTATCGACCGTTTGGCGTGTTGACAAGGGTCTCGCTGGCGGGTAGAGTGTCGAGTAGGGGGCCATAACCCAGTCCTCGCAAGCTGTCGGTCGAGCGAAGCGGATAAACGGGCCAAACTTTGGGGTACTTCTTGCAAGCCGTCCTGGACAGGAAAAAACGGTAAGCATCGGGACCAGCGCCGAGGGTCAGAGAGCTGGCAACTCTTTGATACGCCTGATAAACTAGAGACCGTGCGTGCGTTTAGCACAAAAACACATCACTGCGAATGCGGGTGAGGTTTTCGGTATGGGGGGACGGGTGCCGGATCTCGAAGGGTCTCGCTAGCGGGTTGGGTGAGGTGCACGGAGTCGGAGAGCAGGTGTTGCATCCTGGCAACGAGGGCGCATCTCCATTCTGCCAAGAGGGTTTCGTCTGCATCGGATGCGGGTATGGAAAAAGAGTGTTGCATGGGCGCTACATCCATATGGTCCCCCCTACCATGTGTTTTGAAAAAGGTTGGAGGGGGGGGATTAGGCATAGGTGGGTGGGAGGGGTTGGGGGCCGTAGCCCCGGTGGATCAGTCAGATGCTAGGGCTTCACGGGCCTCGCGCTGAGTGCGGAAATGCCCAAAGTAGACGAAAGCATTCCCTCGGCGATGATACGCTTTCCAGCCAAAGGACGTTCTTTCAAAGCGGATGTTCATTCTATGTCCTATCAAATAAAGGCGAACAAGATAACGGCGAAGACTGCTCCGAACGAAGCTCCGCCGATGATGAGGGTAAGGGTGCTGGAGCGTTTCATCGTGCATCCCGCCTATTTTTATATTCCCTCCATTCTGCATGGCTCAGCAAGAACAAGAACCACCCATCATTCAGTCCCTCGATGCGCCAACCGTGGTATGGCTGGCAGGTGCAGGTCTTGATGCCGCACATATGCTTCATCAGGCGCATCCGCTGGTGCGGCGTGATTTTGTCATTCCGTATGCGCAGGGTAATGGGCCGAACGGAGTGGAATCCTTCCGATATCTTAACTGTGGTGGTTTTCATGGTGGCGTCTCCTTAATTGCGATGCGAAGTGCATCGTGTAGCCCACCATCGGTAGGCTAACCGATAGACTCTGCTACGCTGCGAGTTCCTCGGCGGCTTGGGTTGCGGTGAGGTAGTCGCACGCCTTTTGCGCAGCGCTCGCCGCCTTGACGATTGCAGTTTTGTCACCGCGCAGGACTTGCAACCATGAGGCGATGTAGGATGCATGCTGGAGCTTGCCATCGACTCCCGTGCGCATACACAGCATTGCAGCGCCTAACTCGGCGATGAGTTCTTCGTAGGCATAAGCTTCAGTGCCAAAGCGGTTGGCGAGCTTGCGATCCAGCCGGGAAGCGTGGCCCGTGGCGTGAGTGCATTCATGCAGCAAAGTCGCTGCATAGTCGGCCTCTGATCTAAAGTCCCCGAATGCAGGCATGCCAATGCAGTCACGGGAACCGTTATAGAATGCACCGGAAGCGAGTTGTACACCACCCGCAAGACACAATCGCTCAACAACGGCAGTGACGCGACTGTCCATGGTTCCGGTCAACGCTGCACGGTCGCGCGAGAATGCAGCACCCTCGATATCGTCTGCATTGAACACATAGTAGCTGCGAAGCATGGGAACCGTGGCCGTCTCCGCCTCACCGTTCGACTTAGTACGCTCGACTTCGAGGGTTTTCCAGAACACGACCGGAACACCTTTTGAACCCGCCTTGATGCGCATACGCGCGGCGCTTGCCTGCTTGAACGTCATCCAGGCATTTGAACGTCCCATGCCGTGCATCCCAAGCCAGAATTGGTTGATGCCACGGTACACGGTTCCTGAGAGTGGGTTGTAAGCCTCGCATGCCTCTGACCAAGGTTTAACCCAAGGCGCAGTGCCTGCCTCAAGCTCTGCGATGATGCGATCCGTAATGAGTTTTGCAATATCCATCGTAATCCTTCCAGATTGTTGAGTGTGTTAAGACAAGAATACGAAGCAAACGACATACGCGACAATGATCGCTGCACCGCACACTGCACCGGTCGTGCCAATCAACAGCGCCGGAGTGATAACCGTGGCCGCCATCAAAACCGGTAAAACGATGGATGCAAGCAGCGCAAGTCCGTTCAGTGCCGCAAAGACAGTGAGGAGTTTAGAGAGTATGGTCATGGTATCTCCTTTGTAAAGTGCAGAGTGCACAATCATCATCATGCGCTCAGTCAGAAGGGGTGCACCCCCTACGGAAGTATCAAAAGTGGGGTACCATTCATCCGGCCGATAGACGGTCAATACGTATACAATAGATAGATCTTAGGCTTGGTGGGATGGAATGGGGGTCTATCACCGTCCGCCCATTATAGGGGCCTCGGGCGGATTATGGGGTAGGGCGGTAGTGCGGTATTGCATGGCATCCGAATGCTCGATTGCAGGCCTATGGCGACTGCGCAGGGTTATGGGGACGGGCATGGCAGTGCCGCGCTACTGGAAAGCGCGCACGCTGGACACTGCTAGGATCCTGGACGGCGCTCTTGGGTATGGGGCGGCTGGGTAGCAATGCGCGGCTCTCGGGCTTGCGTGGTGGTCGATCGATGGGCCAGGGGGGTGCCTCGGCGCGTGCCCCCCACCATTCTTCCCCCCAGAAGAAATTGTGTTTCTGGTAGGATGGTGGTGATGGAGGTGTGATATGGGGTTTGATGTGAGGAAGTTTGAGCGTTTCTGCCGTGAGTTGACGGTAGAGACGAAGGAGCAGGGGATGCGAAAGCTGGGTACTCAGTTGCTGGGTACGCAGAGGTTTGTGATGGAGCAGATTGGGAAGGGGTTAGAGGAGGGGAAGCATTTCTTTGTAATTTTGAAGGGAAGGCAGTTAGGGATTACGACGATCAGTTTGGCGCTGGATTTGTATTGGCATTTTATTAACCCTGGGTTTCAGGGTACATTGACGACGGACACGGAGGAGAATCGGGATGTGTTCAGGACGACGTTAGGGATGTACATGGATGGGTTGCCTCCTGAGTACAAGATACCGTTGCTGACGCATAATCGGAATCAGATGGTGTTGAAGAACAGGAGTCGGTTGTTTTATCAGGTGGCGGGGATAAGGGCGAAGGGGAGTTTGGGGAGGGGGAAGGCGATTACGTTTTTGCATGGTACGGAGACGAGCAGTTGGGGGGATGAGGAGGGGTTAGCGAGTTTGCTTGCCAGTTTGGCGGAGACGAATCCGAACCGGCTTTATTTGTTTGAGAGCACTGCCCGTGGGTTTAACATGTTTCATGACATGTACATTACGGCCAAGAGGGCGAGGACGCAGCATGCGATCTTTTGTGGTTGGTGGAGGAACGAGTTGTATCAGGTTGCAGGCGACACGGATGTGTACAAGGTGTACTGGGATGGGAAGTTGAGTCCTGAGGAGAAGGAGTGGACGCGGGATGTAAAGCGGCAGTACAACTTTGAGGTCAATAGTCGGCAGATTGCTTGGTGGAGATGGAAGCTTGCCGAGGGGATTAAAGATGATGCGTTGATGTATCAGGAGTTTCCTCCGACGGAGGACTATGCGTTTGTCATGACGGGCAGTTCCTACTTTAGTAATGCACGTTGTACAGATGCGATGAAAGCGGCAAAGAAGGCGGAGGTGGATTATTACCGGGTGAGTCTTGGGCAGGTTTTTGTGGACACGGAGTTGTTGCGCAGTACTGAGCGTTTGGCGACGATGAAGGTGTGGCAGGAGCCGGATGTGAACGGGTACTACGTGATTGGTGCCGACCCTGCGTATGGGAGTTCAGATTGGGCGGATCGGTTTTGTATTCAGGTGTACCGGGCGTATGCGGACGGTTTGGATCACGTTGCTGAGTTTGCGACCAGTGAGTTGAACACTTACCAGTTTGCCTGGGTGATTTGTTACTTGGCGGGTGCTTATCGGAACAGCACCTTGAATCTGGAGGTGAACGGTCCTGGGCAGGCGGTGTTGAATGAGTTGAAGAACCTGAGACGGCAGGCGTTTTCGGTGAAGGAGAGTTACGGGACTGGGCTGGCGGCAGTGTTGAGCAACATGCAGCACTACTTGTGGCGGAGAAACGACACGCTGGGAGGCCCGACGATGTCCTTGGGATGGCAGACGACGATTGCCACTAAGGAACGGATGATGAGTTACTTCAAGGATCTGTTTGAGCGTGGCATGATGAAGGTCTACTCGGTAGACTTGCTTGAGGAGATGAAAGCGATTGTGAGGGACGGATCAAGCATTCATGCGTATGGCAGGAACAAGGATGACCGGGTGGTGGCAAGTGCGCTGGCGTGTGCTGCGTTTGCGGAACAGGTTCAGCCGAGGTTGATTCAGATGCGACTGACGCGTGCTACAGTCAAAGAGCAGCAGGACATTGCACCCGAGTCGCAAGTGGTCGGGCGGCAGGTGAACAACTACCTACAGCAGCTAGGTTTTGGAATCAATGCGGGAAGAAGACTTCAGTAAGCGGGAGTTGATGCGGCTCATCGACCGGGTGTTTGACGATCCACATCCGGGCATCAGCGTCAACCTGTTTGCGGATTTGTGTGGCATATCAAGCCACTATTTCCGGGATGTGTTCCTGCGCAAAGAGGTTCCCTTGAGTGCCAGCCTGCAACACCGTGCAAGCAAGGCTTACCGGGCGCTGCTTCGAGGCGAGACGGTGCAAAAGCGCTTCCGCCTGGGGCGTGAGGAGATCGAGTACCGCAAGGATCCGAAACCTGCCTTGCGTCGGGAGACCCGGATTGTGTTCACGCCCGACGGTTTCAAAGTACACTCCGCAGTGCGCAACAAGTATGACTTCCGCATCCTGCGACTGGATGAACAAATGGAGAGCATCAATGGCCGTCGTGCATGACTACAAATGCGCCGTGCATGGGTTCTTTGAGAGCAGCGAAGGCGTGTGCCCGCACGGGTGTGAGGAGGTGCAACTGGTCTTCCTGCAACCCGTGTCCATGAAGTCGGATCGCACCAA